AGCTAAGATTAAAGATGTGACTATTCAAGCTTATGAAGAAGGTTTAATGGATGGCGCTAACCAGTGATTGATGAACGTATGCAGCAACTAAGTGAGATGGAAAATAAATTGAATGGGGGGAAATGTTGATGAGTAATTTTTGGGATGATATTTTTGACCAGCGCGGCATGTTTAAAGCACCGGGCGAATACGACCCTATGCGGTGTAGGGCACATCAAGAAGAGTTTCACAATAGAATCTTTGATGAAGATGGTGATGTCCACTGGGAAATTCCTGACTCATTGGTTGACTACATCACTGAAAAGGGATTTGGTTGGAGTAGTGATGCTGTTGAGCTTTTATATGCAGAAAAGTTTTCAGGTAACACAAAGGGAAACTACTCAACAATTTACATGTGGAGACAACTTGAAGCAATTTGATTAATATTCTTTGCAGGATGTTGGAGGGGAGAAGAGCGTGAGTATGCGAAACAAGTTCGCTGTCATTCAGGCGCCATTGGGCTTTAAGATCAAAAACTAAATTGGAGAGTTTGTGTGAGTAAACAAGAGCGACCAGATGGAGAGTTGTTGTACCATGCTGCCTGTATTGGAGATGATTGCTCATCCTCTGACGGTATGGCTGTATATCAGAAAGAAATTGACGGAGAGAAAGTCAATGATGCATTCTGTTTTGTGTGTACAAATTATTTCAATCATTCTCAGCTAGAAGAAGTGGGAATTAAAATTAGAGAGGGGAAAAGTAAATTGACAGAGGTTGTAGATTTTTCGAGTATTGAAGCGATTCCTTTCCGTGGCTGGAAAGAGCGCGGTATTGGTCAGCCAGTATCAACTAAATATGGCGTACATACAGAGGTAGAAAATGGGTTTGATGTAGTAGCTCGATACTATCCATCCACATCTGATGGTAAGGTCGTAGGATTTAAGAAACGTTTGAATCCAAAGGACTTTGTTGGTATCGGTAGTACTAAGGCAACTAATGAATTGTTTGGTCAATCTGTCTTTGAAGCTGGTCAAAAGTATCTGGTAATCACAACAGGAGAAGAAGACGCCTTGGCATTTGCCCAAGCCCTCTATTCAAAGAAAGATGGTGTGGAATATTGGACACCATGCGTTAGTGTGACTTGTGGTGATGGTAGTATTATCAAACAATTCAAGGCTAACTTTGAATATATCAACAGTTTTTCTAAGGTCATTCTATCGTTTGATCAAGACGAATCGGCACAGAAGTATGTAGAAGAAGCAGCACGTCTCCTTACTCCGGGTAAGGCATTCATTGCAAAACTTCCACAAGGCGTTAAAGATGCGTCCGACATGGTTAAAACTGGTCGCTCAGCAGAGCTTAAGCAACTCTTCTGGAAAGCTACACCATTCAGCCGCGTGGACGTACTGCATTTGAGTCAAATGTGGGATGATTTTGAGAGTGAAGATAATAATGTAAAAATCCCTTTTCCAGCATCATGGGCACATCTCAATGAAATGATGAATGGTGGTATGGAAAAGGGTGAAATTACAATCATTGGTGCTTTGACATCTATTGGTAAAAGTTCGATTGTAAATAACGTGGTTTACTCTTTGATTGAGAACACCACGTTTAAAGTTGGTGCCATGTATCTGGAAGGTACAAAGCGTGAGGTTGTTCGTGATCTTTTGTCGCTTGATGCTGGTATGAACTTGCGGACAGTTAACCGTGAGAACGTAGATATTGAAGCTCTGAAGAATCGTTTCTTTGAGAACCTTGCAAAGAAAGATCAATTCGTTTATGTTGACCACCAAGGTAGTATTTCAACTGCTGAGATTTTTGATAAACTTAATTATCTGGCAAAGGCTGAAAACTGTGATGTGATTGTCATCGATCCGGTTCAAGCTGGTGTAAACAGTAGTGATAACGGTGCAATCATTGAGTTCATGGATACACTGCTTAAGTTTGCAAAGGAGACGGATACTTGTGTGGTGGCGATTAGTCACATGAGGAAGCCTTCTGAAGAGAATCCACACGCTGTAACGGAATACCAATTAATGGGTTCCAGTTCTTTGAATCAAATTGCATTCAACACGATTCTGATTAGCCGTGATAAGATGAATCCTTGCCCGATTAAAAAGTCGGCAACTAAGTTGCAATTGGTTAAGTGCCGCCGGACTGGGAACACTGGAGATGCAGGATGGTTGCGTTATGATGGTGCGACTACACATATGTTTGCGACATCTGATCCATATATTGAAGAAAGTCTAATGGATGAGCCACCATCTGTAGAAAGTCTAGAAATTCCAGCACATATGGTTGACTTTTAATTAAAGGAGGGCTAAAATCCTCCGTTCAATCTAGGAGATTTAGCATTGGAAAAGAAATTCTTTGAGGGGGATTGGGTTTTTGACATTGAAACTTTCCCGAACACCTTTACTTTCGCAGCAGTATATTCGAACGGTAAGGGTATGCGAGCATTTGAAATTAGTGATCGTAAAAATGAAGTAGAAGAACTCCTTGAATTCTTTCGCAAGGTGAAATCTGCTGGTCATCGTTTTGTAGGATTCAACAACAATAATTTTGACTATCCGGTTATTCACCACATTTTACAGAAAGCTCGTAAGGTTCATGGTACTGACAAGAAACTGAAAGTCACAGCTAAGGAGCTTTATGATGTTGCAATGAAACTTATTAACTCAAGTAAAGAAAATAAGTTTGGTTCAGCAATCAAAGAAAAAGATGTGGTGATTCCACAGGTTGATTTGTTCAAGGTTCATCACTTTGATAACAAAGCTCGTTCAACCTCGTTGAAGATGCTTGAATACAACATGCGTTCTACCAACATTGAGGATCTTCCTTATCCTGTCGGTACAGTACTTGATGATGCTCAGAAAGACGTACTCATTAAATACAACAAACATGATGTTAGTGAGACTCTAAAGTTCTATTGGTATTCTTATGAGAATCTAAAGCTTCGTGCTGATCTGACGGAACAGTTTGGGTTTGACTGCACCAATTTCAATGACACCAAGATTGGTAAAGAGTTGTTCATTCGTACACTGGAGAAGGAAGCTCCGGGTAGTTGTTACAGGAAAACTGAGTTTGGTAAGGAAGTACGTCAAACTAAGCGAGACAAGATTGTAATTAAGGATTGCTTGTTTCCGTACATCAAGTTTGATCGTCCAGAGTTTCAAGCTGTGCACAAATGGTTTCAGGATCAAGTCATCACTGAGACTAAAGGTGTATTCAGTGATTTGATGGAGCATCAGCTTGGAGATGTTGCCAAATATGCTGAGATCGTTGTAAAGAAAAAGAAGCTTGGTAATCAAGCTGATTGTATTAAATATGGTTTTGATGATTTCAAAGGAACACGCAGTAAGACATTCTTCCCAAAAGAAGAACAGATTGTGGAACTGAAGAAAGAACAACCGATGGGTTGGATTGAAGAAAAGGAACTTAAATCACCAAAGGGAGCCAAAAGCTATTACTGGTGCTGGAATGTTGCTGAGACGCTGAACGTGGTTATTAACGGGTTCCGTTATGATTATGGCGTGGGTGGCATTCATGGTGCAACACAGGGCACTATCCGTAGCACTGAGAAGCGTAAGATTCGAACACTTGACGTTGCCAGCTATTATCCAAACATGGCGATTGCTAATCAGATTTATCCAGAGCATTTGGGTAAGACTTTCTGTAAGGTGTATTCTGATCTTTACGAACAACGTAAGGCAACACCGAAAGGATCAGCAGCCAATGCGGCTCTGAAGCTGGCTCTCAATGGTGTTTATGGTGATAGCAATAACGAGTTTAGTCCGTTGCTTGATCCAGCCTATACAATGGCTATTACAATTGGTGGACAGCTTTCTTTGTGTATGCTTATGGAAAAGCTGATTGATCATTGTGATGCACGGATTATAATGTGTAATACTGATGGTTTTGAATATATCATTGATGTTGATAAATTTGATGAGGCTGATAGGTGGGTGAAATGGTGGGAGGATCTTACGAAGCTTCAAATGGAAGGTGCGTCGTACTCAGCTATGTATATCCGCGATGTCAATTCATATATTGCAATTAAGGAATAAAAGTGAAATTAGAAGAATTTGTTGAATATGTAAACTATGATCCGATGACGGGTGAATTCACGAGAACTAAAATTCTGAATGACCATCCTGCGCATATGTGGCGGATGGGTGAAACAATAGGTAATGCTGGCTCAAGTGGTTATCTAGAAATTTCAGTAGGTGAGCAGAAGTATCCAGCTCATAAGCTAGCTTGGTATATTATACATGGTGAATACCCTGATCAATATATGGATCATATTAATGGCAATAAACAAGACAATAGGATTGAAAATCTCAGGTTGTCCACACCACTAGAGAATATGAGAAATAGAGGGAAGAATGAAAATAACACAACCGGCTACAACGGTGTATACTTGTCGAGTAGTGGTAGGTATAGAGCAAGAATCAAAATTAATGGTAAATTGATTGGACTTGGTACTTTTGATACTGTAGAATTGGCAGCGGCAGCTAGGAAAAGTGCTAACGAAAAGTATAATTTTGACGATGACCATGGAGAAAGAGATTCGTGGACCACGAAGATGAAGTAAAAATCATCCGGGATTTGATTTCATCCGGTAAAGTAAAAACTAAAGGTGCATATGAAGTAATGCCTTTCGATAAAATCGGTTGGCAAAAAAATCAATCATGTATGGTTGTGTCAATGGCTGCACTCTACCATCTTTTAGAGATGGGTGACTACGAAGACTTCATTCGACTACACCGTGATAAATATGATTTTTGTTTAAGGACAAAAGTCCCGAGAAGTAGTAAGCTGTTGCTAGTTACTCAAGACGGTGAAGAAATACAGCTTCAGAACATTTGTCGCTATTATCCTTCGAAGAAAGGTGGTAAACTCATTAAGGTGATGCCTCCATTGGTTGAAGGTGGTGAATGGAGACGACTAGGTATTGATACAAGCTGGGACGTTCAACCTTGTAATGACATCAAGGACTTTTCTTGGGATTTGGACTACAGATATTTTGTCCAAGAAGCAAAGGCTTTAATTGATTCTGTAAGCTGAAAACAAATCCAAAATACCTGAAAATACCGCTGTACAAACCCAATAAATCATGCGAGAATAGATGTACAAATTAAATTGTAAAGGAGAGAAGAGATGAAAGTTTACGCAGTTCTTGCTTATGATAACTACTACCCCGGACCAGATAATTGTAGGGGTTTGTTCCAATCTTTCGAGGATGCACAAGCATTTCTAGTTGAGCACAAGGCAACTAGCCGATATACCTATGATTACTATGATATTGTAGAAAAAGAAGTTAACTAAACTAGGAGAAACAAATTGAAAACGATCTACACTTACCTCGTAGCAGACGACAGCAACGTATACGCTGAAACAAATACCCGCGAAGATGCAAGGAATTACTTGCGGGATATTAAAGCAACAGGTAATAAAGCTGTTAAGATCTATCGTGAAGAATATGTACGTATTGCGTACACACAGGTGCGATAAACATGGGAAAGATTACCATCCGTGAAACAAGCTCTATTGATAATGGAACCTCCACATCACATTCAGAAGTAGAATATATCTTTGAAGACAGCTCTGATTACTTCGCTTGGAGTGAGCAGAAACAAGAAGCTCTGAATAACGCTGTGAAAGCTTATGTTGGTGGATTGGATTTTGGTGGTGGGTTTGAAACACCACTTGAAGAAACGTCAGCAGATAACGTGACAGAGATTAAAGTGGGTAAGAAGGCTAAAGAGCCGACTAAACATTAATTAAGGAGAAATAAATATGAAAGTAGGTCTTTTCGGAGCAGTAGTTGTAATCGGTGCAATTCTGATGGCTCTGGCAGTTGTCTCGGGTATTGGTTATGGTCTATACTTGTTGGGTGTTGTTGGCCTGACATTTGGTCCAGCAGCTTGGGCAGGATTTGTACTGTGGGCTAAGATGTTCGGCGGTGGTTTTGTATTGTACATCGTCGGTATTCTTGGTGTCACGCTTAGTAAGTAAAAAGAATTTGTGAGAAATCACAATGTTGCCAAGATGGCAAGCGATGTAAATGTAAGCAATAATTAAACTAAAATTGAAAAGGTAATTTAAAAGATGGCAACGGTAACTGGTATTCTGGCGTACGTAAAACTGCAAGCTCCCGACTTCAAATATGGCTCTACTACTGAGAAAGAGTTTGCTGTAAACTTGATTGTAGATAAGCCAACTGCTAAAGCTTGGAATAAAGAGTTCCCTAAGCAGAAAGCAAAAGAAGTTGATCGTGCAGATTTTGAAAAATCTTACAAGATTGCTCCTCCGACAGACGAGGATGAATTCTTTGTATTGAGCATTCGTAAACCTGCACAGTATAAAGATGGTAATCCAATTCCTGATGCAATGCGTCCACGAGCCTTTATCAAAGGTGAAAATGGTAAGCTTCAAGACATTACTAAAGATGTTCTGATTGCAAATGGTTCTGTTGGTACTGTGAGCTACGATGTGAAGGATAATGACTTTGGTCACTTCTCTAGTCTTAAAGCTGTTCGTGTTGATCAGTTGATTGAGTACAAGAAGAAAGGTGGTGCTTCCAATGACTTCAGTGAGTTGGGCGATGTAGAGAGCCTTGCTGATGATTTCTCGGATGTGCCAGAGCGTGTTCAGAGCGAAGCACAGAAGGCTGTAAAGGTTAATCCTAAGCCGACCGAAGACCCACTGGACGATGACATTCCATTCATGCGTATCAGTGATCGTCTGTTGATGATTATCTAAAGGAACTTTGGGACATGGACGTCCACTTACTTAAACAAATTAAATTATTGGAGATTTAAAAATGCACGAGAAAGAGTTCTTCCAAAACATGGTACGTCTGCTGACTGAAGCTGAAAACACCCGACTGAGTGTAAAGGCTCTGCAAGATAATGGTAAAGAAGCTGAGCTTGACGTAAAAACTCTCAAGTCCGCAGCAGCCCTTTACGTTAAGAATATCTTTGAAGAGAAGTCTGAAGAGTTCCATAAAGTTAAAATTGCTTATGAAACTTATGCTTAAATAGTTGAATAGAGGGAGTCGAAAGACTCCTTTATTCTAGGAGATAAAAGTGACTTATGAACTCGTATTGTTAGATGCAGATACTCCCGTTTTTAAGGCTGCAAAGTCTGTACAACAAGATTACATTATTGTAACTCGTAAGTCTGATGGTGCAACAAAACGGTACCCTAATAAAACTGCATTCTGGGGACATCACAAAAAGAAAGAAGGTGGTGAGCTTGCAAAGAATAATCTTATTCGTGTTGAACGTGGGCTTGAGCCAAACAAACCAGAAGATTATGAGATTGAAGAGTGTGCTGAACTAGTTCCTGAAATTGAGGACCATGTAGCAGCAGGAGTAGAACAGTTTGACCGTTTCGTTGGGAAAATCAAGGGTCTAAACCTCGCTGAAGACTACAGGCTGGGCATTGGTGGGAGTGGTAACTTTCGCTACGAAATAGCCCAACAACTACCCTATAAAGGGGCTCGGAAAGACAAGCCACTATTGTTCCTTGAGATTAAAGAAGCTATCATCAAGAAGTATAGAAACAAAGTTGTTGTGGTTGATAATGAAGAGGTGGATGATTGGTGTTCAATCAAGGGTTATGAAAACTATAAACACTTCCTTAAAACTGGTAAGTGGAAATATGTTCTTGGGTTTCTTGATAAAGACATCAAACAAGTAATTTCTCCTCAGTTTAACTTTGATGATCAGTTTCCAGAAGTAATTATCCCAACACCGTTTGAAGCTGCTAAATGTTTTGCAAGCCAATGCCTAAGCGGGGATCTGTCCACGGACAATATTCTTGGACTTCCTAACTTTACAAAAGAGATTCAAGAGAAATATAAGCTAGGTGGAACTCGTGGAATTGGTAAGGCTACTGCTCTGAAGTACCTTGAAAGTTGTGAGACAATTAAGGATTTGTTTGAGCGAGTTGTTGAAGCTTATAAGAGCTATTACGGTACAGAGAAGCAAGAGTTGGTGAGTCATGATGGTAAAGCTTTGATGTGGGATTATCTAGACTTCCTTCAGGATAGCGCTCAGTTGCTTTATCTGCGAAGAGAAAAAGATGAGATGTATCATGTTTGTACGACATTGGATAAATTAGGGATTGAGTATGGGAGCTAATGGTAACGCTAATAATTTAGTTGGAAATATATACAAAGGTTTAAAAGTTATTTCAGACAGCACAGAAAGAAATAGGTCTGGTGATATTTTGTGGTTGTGTGAATGTTTAATTTGTGGCAGTTTAATTACGAAAGCAAGGAAATTTGATTTAGTACGAGGAGACTATCAGTCTTGTGGCTGCTTGCGGGGAAATCTTATCTCAGAAGCAAAAACAACTCATGGACTTAGTTATACAAGTGAATACAAGATTTATGATGGTATGAAGGAACGTTGCTACAAGCCACAGTCAGACGCCTATCCACGCTATGGTGGGAGGGGTATCTATGTTTCTGATCCTTGGTTAGAATCCTTTGAAACTTTCTACAAAGACATGGGACCAAGACCTTCGATAGAACACACTCTAGACAGAATTGATAATGATGGACCATATTCCAAAGAGAACTGTCGTTGGGCTACGAAGTCTGAACAAGCTTACAATCGCGGAAAGATGAAAGATACAACTAGTCAGTATAAGAATGTTTATTTCTACAAGAAGACTAATCGCTGGATTGCGAGGCTTTGGATTGAAAAGAAAAGAATTTACTTGGGAAGTTTTATAAATGAAGAGTTGGCAATGAAAGCCATTGAGGATTATAGTCATGAGTAATCCTTGGGAAATCCCCGGAAGTCCTT